ACCCGAATGAAACGTTTGGCGCGCAGAAGATCAAGACGCAGTGGGGAACTCAAAGACTCCAGCGCATGCAGCTTGAAGTTCAGCGCTACATCCGTGACCTGGTCAGGCTGAAGGCTGAGATCATTGCGGAGAAGTTCCAGCCGGCCACTCTTGAAGCGATGACGTTGGTCAGCCTGCCGCACCAGGCGCAGTTGGATCAGCAGTACGCCCAACAGATGGGCCAGTACCAGCAGGCCATGCAGCAGTACCAGATGCAGATGCATCAGCCTGCGCAGCCTGGACAGCCTCCGCAGCAGCCACCACCACAGCCGCCACAAAAGCCGGTTGGTGTTGTGACATGGGAAGCGGTTGTCAAAGCTCTGCACGACGATGCCACCAGGACATATCGGGTGGACATTGAGACGGACTCGACTCTCTCGGCCAGCCAAGAATCCGACATGACGGAACTCGGCGGACTGATCAAGGGCATTGGTGGCATGTTCCAGGCTCTTGAGCCATTGATGCAAAACGGCGGCATGCCCATTGAGACGGTCAAAGAACTGATGCTGTCCGTGGTTCGCCGTGCCAAGCTGGGTTCAGCGGTTGAGGATGCCATCGAGAAGATGCAGCAACCCAAACCCCAGGATCCGAACGCCGGCCAGATGCAGATCGAGCAGATGAAGGCCCAAGCAGCTCAACAGACCGCGCAGATGAATGCCCAGGTGCAAGGCCAGCAAGCCCAGGCACAGATGCAGCATGAAGCGCAGTTGGAGCAGATGAAGGCCCAGCTCGCAGATCAGCAGCACCAGCGCGAGATGCAGCAAAAGGCCCAGGCTGACCAGATGGAGGCGCAGAACTCCATGACTATGGAGCAGCATAAGCAAGAGATGCAGGCCCAGCAAATCAACGCACAGAACCAGATTGAAGCCCAGCGCGACCAGCATCGCATGGACTTGGAAGCCGCGCAGGCCGACCGTGAGCAGCAATACAAACTGCAAATCGAGATGGCAAAGATCGAATGGGAGCGCGAGAAGGCAACCATCGAATACCGCAAAGCCATTGAAGTTGCTGAGATTGCAGCCGCCACGACCTTGCAGACTGCCCAGGCCAGCGCAGCTATGTCTGCCTCTAAGGGTGAGGCGGTGGAGGGCGATTCAAAGGCACAAGCAAGCAGCCAGAAGGCCACGCTTGATGCGGTGGTGGCTCACTTGAGCAAGCCTAAAAGAATAGTTCGTGGGACAGATGGAAAAGTCGTAGGGATTGAATAATGGCAACGCTCACATACGTTAAGTACCAAATCGGCACAGAGGTTTTACAGGAGGCAGCAAATGCCGGCACTGATTCATGGCGCCTGATCCTGTCCAACACTGCTCCAAACGTGGCGACGAACACCACGGCTGCAAGCGCAACTGAATTGGCTACATCAGGTGGATATACCGCTGGCGGTGTCGCCTGTTCAGTAACCAGTGCAGCGCAGACGGCTGGTGTTTACAAGCTCGTTTTGGCCGCTCCCGTATCCCCAACATGGACTGCATCCGGCGGCGGCTTCACGTTTCAGTATGTGATTCTCTACAACTTGACAAACACGCAGTGCATTGGGTATTGGGATCGTGGCGCAGCAACTGTCCTGGCTGCTGGTGACACCTATACACCCACGCTTGATGCAACCAACGGAACTTACACGGTGACCTAATGGCAGCGAAAACAGACCAAGTCATCATTCTCCCGCTTGACACGGGCAACACCGGTAAGAAGATCCGCACCAAGGAGAGCGTTGTAGGTGCGAACACGGTGGAAGAGTACTTCTTCATTCCTTCGTCTGAGCGCACCGTAACAGGTCAGTACAAGTTCGTCATTCCTGCTCAAGCAATCCCTACGGCTGCTCACACTGGAACAACAACAGGATTCTTGTTCCTGATCAACCCACTGTCTTCTACGGTGAACATCGCTGTTGACCGGATTTCATTCAAACAGAACTTCAGCACCACTTTGGCGGTTGACCTGATTGCTCCGTTGATTCATACATCCCGGATCACATTCACAGGAACATTGTCAGCAGCAGCTACAACACCCGCCAAGCGCAAAACAGCAGATGCTGCGGCTCAGGGCTTGATTGCCACTGCAATGACAGGCCTCACAGTTACGAAGCTGGGCGATGTGTATGGCCTTGTCGGCCAAACAATGGACTTAGTGACAGGTGGCGCAGGCCACTGGATCGCGCAGTCCGACGAGTGGAACCCGCAGGACGAGGACGATGAATTGGTATTGGTTCCGGGGGAAGGCATTGTGGTCTGGTCTACGCTTGCCGTGACCACTGCAAACCGAAAGCTCCTCGTCAACGGGGCGTGGTTCGAGTTCAACTAAATGACCTGGCAACTCATTGATGGCGTAATTGCCAATGATGCGTTTGCCACGCCTGCAACGCCGGGCACATCGCAGCTCGTTGATGGCATAAACAACCAGGCGTTTGCAAGTGCAGCAAGCGCAACCGCCCAGCCAGTTGATGCGGTCTTAGGGCTGACGACCTGGGTGTCAGCGGGTGGCCCTACAGCCTATGCAGACACGTTAAGTGTTGGTGGGTATGCAGTAGCAGGCAAGACAGCATCAGACTCAGTAGCTCGCAGTGATGCAGCTGCTGCCGGTGCTTATGCCTTATCAGGCAAGACGGTTTCTGATGCTGTTGGGCGTGTTGATGCACTTGCAAAGGGTTCGTACTCGATAGCGGGTCAGTTAGTTACAGATGTTGTGACTACGGGCGGCGGTTCAGTCGCCTACGCTGACAGCTTGAGCGCCGGCAGTTATGCGCTATCTGGCAAAGCCCTAACGGACAGCAAGGCTGTTTCCGATTCGCTCGCTGTTGGTGCTTATGTGCTGACAGGCAAGGCAATTGCTGATTCGCTGGCTAGGCTCGATGCCCTGGCTAAGGGCTCATACGTTTACACAGGCTTGGACCTTGTAGACGTTAAGACGGGTGTCACCGCATATGCGGATGACTTGTTCAATGGCTCCTACCTGGTAACGGGACAGAGCATTGATGATTTGGTTTCAGGCGACCAGCCGGTCAAGGTTGGCGGAGATGACGCACCACACGGATACAAGAAGCGCTATCAGGTCCAGGTCAAAGACAAGGTGCACTTGTTTGAAAGTGACCAAGAGGCTGTGGCTTATCTGAATAGCCTTAAAAAGAAGGTGCAGAAGAGGGCCGTAGTCAAACAGATTGACCCGGCCTACACGGCCATGATGCAGGCCATCTTAGAAGCCGACCTTGACGAACAGGACATTGAAGACATTTTGATGCTGCTATGAACTACGAACAAATTCAAACTGATCTGGGTTTCACGGACGCCGACAAGGCGACCTGGCTGGAGATCAATGGCAAGTATTACGAAGACCCCGAACAAGGATGGAAAGACAAGCTGATCATGCATGCCTTCCCGACGCGCTCGGCAGCGGTCTATGTGATGCCTGGTTACGAGTCCCCGGCTTCTGGTAAGTGGATCGAGACCCCGAGACAGCGCCGCGAGGACTTCAAGTCTACGGGGACGAGGGAATGGGAGGGAATGAAGAATGAAAAAGCCCATTCCGACGCAATGAAGAAGAGCGAAGAAGCAAAGCAGGATCAAGCCCTTGATCACGCAGTCCGCACAGCCTGGCAGCACATGCCAGAAGCTAAGAAACAGCAAGCACTCGCAGAAGCGGGTTAAGGAACACACATGGCCTTCACTGAAGCAACACTGACAGCCCAGCTCGATGCAACCGGCACTGGCCGCACGATCACGCTGGAGCGATTCAACACAGACAGCGCAACCATCACCACGATCTTTGCGGTGGGTGTTACGGCACCTTACGCCGGCCGGTCGCGCTGGATGGACATTGCACAGACCAATAGCGCAGCACAAGCCGCCACGGCAGTGCAGAACGCGCTGACGCTTTAGAGCTTTCCAGCTCACCACCAAGGCCACTTTCGAGTGGCTTTTTTATTGCCCGAAGGAAAAGTAAATGCTTGAAAACGAAGGGGCTACCCCCGACGACATAGCACCCGTTGACACGGTTGTAGACGCTCCTGAACCCAAGTCCATGGACGACACGATCCGCGAGACTCTGCGAAGTCTCAAGGAAAAAGGCGCTGAGATTGAATCCGAGCCAGAGCCGGTCAAGGCTGAGAAGGTTCGGGATGAAAAGGGCAAGTTTGCTCCTGACAAGCCTCTGATCAAAGAAGTTGATGAGGCGGCAGAAAAGCCCGAGGTCGTCACCAAAGCAGCGCCGAACACCTGGCGCAAGGAAGTGGCCGAAAAGTGGGGCGCCTTGCCTCCCGAGGTGCAATCTGAAGTTGAGCGCCGTGAGGCTGACTTCCACAAAGGGATTGAGACTTACAAGCAAAAGGCACAGTTCGCAGATGTGATGACGCAAGCAATTGCGCCACACATGAACACATTACAAAGCCTCAATGTCTCACCAGACGTTGCGGTTAGAGAGCTTTTGCAGGCTGATAACAAACTACGTTATTCGCCTCCAGAGCAGAAGCAAGCATATTTTGCGGAACTAGCTAGAGCCTACGGTGTTGACCTGGGCCAAGTAGCAAACATTCCGCAACCTGATCCAAACGTTTCAGCGATGGCACAACGTGTGCAGCAGTTGGAAGGTTGGATTCAGCAACAGTCACTCATGGGTCAGCAGCAAGAGCAAGCCAAGCTAAACAGCGAGATTAGCTCATTTGCTTCTGATCCAACCCATAGTCACTTTGAAAGTGTCAGAGGGCATATGGCCGCGCTTCTACAAGCAGGCCAAGCCAAAGACCTTCAAGATGCCTATGAGCAAGCTGTGTGGGCTAACCCGCAGACCCGAACTTCATTGATTGCACAACAGCAAGCAGAAGCAAAGGCGAAGGCTACCCAAATAGCGCAAGCGGCAAAGCAGGCAGCAAGTGTGAATACACGCGCACGACCTTCAATGCCAATCTCGCAGCCCATAGGCACTATGGACGACACCATTCGCGCAACCCTTCGCAGGTTGCAAAACGCTTAAAGTAAAGGAACTTAATCATGGCCTCTCCCGGTCAAGGTTACGCTGCTGGTAACTTTGGCGTGTTTTCGGAACTGGTTACAACCACCTTCCGCAATCACGCTAAAGAAGTTGCAGATAACGTAACAAAGCACAACGCGCTCTTTCGCAAACTCTCCGAAACGGGCAATGTCCGTCTGGAAGATGGCGGCCTGAGCATTGTTCAACCCCTGGAATACGCTTCCAACAGCACTTATCAGCGCTACAGCGGCTTTGATGTCTTGAACATCAACGCAGTTGACGTGTTGTCTGCTGCTGAATACCCGTGGCGTCAAGTTGCCGTAAATCTGGCCATCAGTGGTCTGGAAATGCGCACCAACTCCGGCGAAAACCGCATCATCAATTTCGTGAAAGCGAAAGTGAAGAATGCCCAGCACAGCCTGGCAAATGGTTTGTCTTCTGACCTGTACTCTGATGGCACCGCTGCCAACCAGATCAACGGCCTGCAAGCAATCGTTGCTGACGCTGGTACGGGTACGGTTGGCGGCATCAACTCTGGCACGTATGCTTTCTGGCAAAACGTGGTTCAGAGCGCTGCTGCTCCTCTGCAAGGTGGCTCTGGTATCACGCCAAGCGCATCGACTTTCGAGTCGCTGATGCTGCCGCTGTGGATCAAGCTGACTCGCGGTATGGACACACCTGACCTGATCGTTATGTCTGATGACTACTTCACGTTCTTCGAGCAATCGCAGACTTCGCTGAAGCGTTACACCGCTGACCAAAACGGCCAGGCCGGCATGATTACCATGAAGTACAAGTCTGCTGACGTGTTCTTCGACTCGTCCGGTGGCATCCCCGCTGGTCACGCCTACTTCCTCAACACCAAGTACATCGATTTGGTTGTCCACCAGGACGCCAATATGACGATGCTTGATGAAGTTGAGTCCATCAACCAAGACGCACTGGTGAAGACGATCATCTGGCAAGGCAACCTGGCCCTCGGCAACAGATCATTGCAAGGAGTGCTTAAGGCGTGATGTAGTGTTATAATTAGCTCACTTAAAGGGGCTAGTTATGTCACGAAAGATAGTGGATCTAGTTGGTGTCAAATATGGGAAATTGACCGTCTTGGAAAAATCAAAAGAACGAACCAAACATGGTGCAGTTCTTTGGCTTTGCTCCTGCGAATGCGGGAAAACAAGATTGGCGATTGCCGGTAACCTGCTTGCAGGGACTGCAACTTCATGCGGATGCGAAAGCTACGAAACCCGCAAGTTGCATGGAATGACAAAAACTAGAACTTTTAAGAGTTGGGAGAGCATGAAGCAAAGATGCTTGAATGTTAATGCCCCTGATTACGTCGCCTATGGCGGACGCGGGATAAGTATTTGCAGGAAGTGGACGCTTAGTTTTAACAACTTTTTAGAAGATATGGGCGAGAGGCCGGAGGGTACTTCGCTTGACAGAATTAATGTCAATGGGAGCTATGAGCCAGCCAATTGCCGATGGGCCACGAGATCTGAACAGCAACGCAATAAGACAAACTCTTTGATTATCGAATGGCAGGGCATAGCGCAAGGCGCTGCGGACTGGGCTGATCTTGTCGAGTTACCTTCAAAAGTAATTTGCGAACGGATCAATGCAGGCTGGAGCCCACAAGACGCGCTTACCAAGCCAAATCGAAAGCAAAGTAAATAAACCAAGCCCCTACCAAGGGGCTTTTTCATTAAAGGAACAGAAATGTTTTCTCAAGTCAATCCCGTTGCCGGTGTTGCACCGTTCAACGACTGGTTCACCCCTGACACTATCCAGCGCGGCATCCTTGGCCTTACGGTCATGGGTGTTGACAACTTCTGGGGTCAAGGTGAGTTCATGTATGTGAAATCTGCCGACGCAATCCTCAAGGGTTCGGTGGTGATGTGGGACGAAGCCTACAACGCTGCATTGCTGCCTTCTACCGTGACGCAGGGTTTCCCTTGCGCCGTGGCGATGGCTCCAATGGCATCCGGCACCTACGGCTGGGTTCAGCGTCGTGGCCGCGCGGTTTACAAAACCAATGCGACTGTTGCGGCTGATGGCGTCATTGCCATTGCTGCTGCAGGTATCTTTGGCGCAACCGCTACGGGCAAGCAGATTCTGAACATCCGCAACCGCATCGCGGCCACTGGTACAAAGACCTTCACTGCCTCGACGCAAAACGGCACTAACGTGCTGACCTGCCCATCTGGCTATGACGGTGCATTCTTGGGCATGGCCTTGTCTGGTACTGGTATCCCCGCCTCTACGGTGGTGGCTGGCCTTGATCCTGATGGCAAGCGCATCTTGACCGGCTCTGCAATTGGCACCTTTGGTGACAAGAACAGCACCGCAACAGGCTCGATCACTCTGACCGGCACCTATACGGGCTACGGTTCGGGAATTATCGATTGCCCATCCTGCATGCAAATCGTTACCTAAGCCGCAAGGTTTAGCGCTCGCCTCTCACTCAAAAGGTGGGGGGCTTTTTTATGGTCGTTTCTCCAAACGGGGAAGCCCATAACAAAGCTCAACAGCTAGGAGATTTCAATTGGCATACGTAGACCCCATGCAGCGCGTTCCCTTCTTCTTCTTCCAGGACCGTGAACACGGCGTGGATGATGTGGCTTCAAAAGAACTCGGCTACCAAGTCCCAAAGATGGTGACTTTCATTCTGATCACTCCCCACGGCCACAAAGGTGATCCGCTGGAGTTCATGGCCGACGAGTTCCTGGAGCGCAAGGGAAAAGAAGCAAAAGACGGTCGCTATGACGGATCGTGGGTGCAAGAGTTCAAGGTTGGACTATCCAATCACCGCGAAGGAAAAGCGATTCCTCGCAATGGCACCCCATTGATTACGTGGGAACGAATTCTCAAATCTCGCCGTGAAATTCTTGTGCAGCGCTTTCCCACTGTCGAGGATCTGGCTGCCGTGCCGGATTCGTCCCTTGGAGACATTGGTTTAGATGGGCGAGTCCTGCGGGACATGGCTAAGGCCGACATACAGGCCAAGAAATCACTTTCGCCAGTAGTCAAAGAATTAGCAGATGCGCTGGAGACGATCCGGCGCCAGGAAGAACTGATAAACAAACTCTCCAGCCGCATGGATGCGATGGAAGACCCAGACAAACCGCGCCGGGGCCGTAAACCCCGCGAACTCACCGAGGCTTAAATGACTCTTTCCTGTCTCTCAATTGTCCAGACGGTCTGCAAGCGCATTGGTATCCAATCGCCCATTGCAGCCTTCACATCACAAGACCAGCAGATCATTCAGTTGTTGTCTTTGCTGGAAGAAGAGGGGCAGGAACAATCGACTCGTTACCCCTGGGAGGCTTTGCAGACTGAGGCCACATTCACGACTGTTGCGTCTCAGGTTCAGGGAACGATCAGCGTAATTGCACCAGGACTGGATTACATCGTTAACGACACGATCTGGAACAGGTCTTTGCGCCGGCCGGTCTACGGACCGAAGTCTCAGCAAGACTGGCAGCAAGCCAAGGCCATGCAGATCAATGGCCCGTTTAATTCGTTTCGCATCATTGCGGACGTGATCAACTTCTATCCCGTTCCTGTTGCGGGTCAGACGTGTGCATTTGAGTACATCAGCACCAACTGGATCAACACGGCAGCCGGTGGCACGTCAGACTTGTGGACGAGTGACACAGACACGCCAAAGATCGATGACCAGCTGCTGGTGATGGGCACCATCTGGAGATGGAAAGCCGCAAAAGGTCTGGATTACTCGGAAGACTTCAACAAGTACGAGCGTCGCGTCATTGATGCAATGGGCCGTGACGCTGGTAAAGCACGTCTGACCATGGACGGATCGACCTACGACATCCAGCCGGTCGTGATGGTGCCGCGCGGATCTTGGGGCGTCTGATGCGCCAAGCGGCTAAAAGAATCAATCGCGGCCAGACTGCACGGACGATGAGCGTTTCATCTCCTGTGGGCGGGTGGAATGCGCGCGACCCCCTGGCAGAGATGCAGTCCAAGGATGCGGTCATCCTGGACAACTTCTTCTGCACGCCCTTTGATATTCGCGTCCGAGATGGCTATTCCCAGTGGGTTACAGGGCTCACAGGAGACGCAGAGACACTGTGCAGCTATTCACCTCAGACAGGATCGATTCAACTCTTTGCCGTGTCTGGTGGGTTTGTCTATGACGTGTCCGTCGCGGGTGCTGTTGGATCACCCAAGGTATCAGGGCTGACCAACTCGCGCTGGCAGCATGTGAACTTTGGCACTGCGGGTGGAAGTTTCGTCGTCATGGCAAATGGGACTGATCTTCCCCTCGTTTACAACGGGACCGGATGGGGGAACACTTTTCCCGCTGCTTTCAATACCACCGTGACATCGATCACCAGCGTGGGCCTGGTGGCAACAGTCACAACTTCCGTTCCTCACTTACTCAAAACCGGCATGTATGTCGTGGTGGCCGGCTGGACTCCTGCGGGGTACAACGGCACCTATCAAATCACCGTCACCGGTGGAAGTACCTTCACCTATGCTCTGGCGGGTGTATTGGGTGTCACCACAGTCGTCGGAACAGTCACTCCGCAAGTCAATTTTGCAATCACCGGAGTAGATCCGACTCTTTTTGCGAATGTCGCAGCGTTCAAAGCTCGGCTTTGGTTCTGCGAAAAGAATTCCCTGCGCGTCTGGTACTTGCCCGTTCTGTCTATCGGGGGCGCTGCCGTGTCTATCGACTTTTCGAGCCTATTCACCCGGGGTGGTTACTTGATGGCCATGGGTGACTGGTCACTCGATGCAGGCTACGGGATGGACGATTACGCCGTGTTCATCACTTCCGAGGGTCAAGTGGCAATCTACAAGGGAACAGACCCATCGAGTGCGTCCACCTGGTCACTGATCGGCATTTACGACATTGGCTCACCAATTGGACGTAGATGCATGATGAAGTACGCCGGAGACATGCTGATCGTCTGCCAGGACGGACTGGCCCCACTTTCCAAATCCCTGATGTCGTCGCGCGTGAACACACAGGAAATGCTGACCGACAAGATCCAGCACGTTATGAGTGATTACGTCACGAACTACGGCACAAACTTCGGATGGGAAACCACGATTTTCCCCAAAGAGAACATGCTCTTTGTGAATGTCCCTGTGTCGTCCACCATCTCTTACCAGCTGGTGATGAACACCATCTCGGGCGCATGGTCACGGTTCCTGAACTGGAATGCCCATACTTTCGAGCTTCATGGCGATCACATCTACTTTGGCGGCTCCGGAAAGATTTACAAAGCGTGGGACACCACGATGGACAACGGCAACAACATCACGTTTGAGGGGCTTCAATCCTTCAATTACTTTGGGTCACCTGGTCAGTTGAAGCAAGTCACCATGATCCGGCCCGTTGTGTCCTATCTAGGAAGCCCCTCCATTCTTCTTGGGGCAAATGCAGACTTTGATACCACGGCACCTACGGGGCAGATATTTGTAACAGGTATTCCAGGTGGCGTTTGGGATTCTGCTTTATGGGATCAGGGCGTTTGGGGAAGTGACACATTCACCATTAACCGGAACTGGCAGACCACATACACGCTTGGATACTGCGTTGCTGGCCACATGATCGGATTCGTAAAGAATGCGTCACTCCGCTGGGCATCGACCGATTTTCTACTCAAACCCGGTGGGGTTCTCTAATGTCTGACGTATCAAACTTCCTGGACAGTGTTGCAGGCCCCAACAGATACCGCACTGGATTGAGTGGGTCACTATCCCCGGTTGATGTTGCCCCAATTGTTGGGTTGAACGGCTACCAGCAACCATCCAGCCAGCCAGGAATAATTGCAGCTAGCCAGACGCAATCATCGCCATCGATGGGGCTTCCTTCATCTTCTTCCCCCGCGTCCACCGGCTCGCTGTTCTCCAGCCCGGCATTGGGCCCATCATCTTCAAGTCATTACCAGTACGACGCCAACACCGGTATTGCCAGCCCATCGAGCGGGAGCGCAGGGATTGGAACAGGAATCAGCGCACTAGGTTTGATGGGCCAGCTCACCAAGAATCCGCAGCTCTCGCAGATGGCCGGTCTCGCTGGCGCTGCGATGGGGGCATCCAACGGGAATTACACCGGCTTGGGCGGGGTGTTGGGGAATCTCTCAGGGATCACCGGCGGAAGTCTCATAGGCGCTGCTCTTGGCTCCTACATGAGCCCCGACGCTAACACAGCCCGATTCATGGCGAATGCTGGTGTGTCAATGATTCCAGGCTTGGGACAACTTTACGGCCTGGGGAACATGTTCACGAATGGCGCACTGTCAAACAGCTTGTTTGGCAAGGATGCGTCCTTTGGCGATACAGGCCAATTCAGCCCGGCAACACCTGGCGCACTGGCAAACCTTGGAAGCGTGAACGCTACCCGGGTTTATGGAACAGGGGACAACGCCGTGACTGTTTCCAATAGCGGGAATGGACATTCAAGCGACGGAAGCAGCACTGCGGGAAATATGAGCAGCGGTGATCGTTCATCAATAGCTGCCGCAAACGGTTACGGCGGCGGAGTTTAAGGAATAAAAATGGCAATAGATGCAAACGGCAACTACATCCCCGACGCTACGGATTATTCACAGGGCAACGCATCCTCGGGAATCTACGGAATTGCCCCTCCGGATCAGCCAACCGTGACCACTGGATCGAACTGGTGGGATCCGAGCAACTGGACGGCCAAAGGGATCGGCGCGGTCTCTGCGGGTCTTGGGTTGCTCAATGGATTGACCGGAAACCAATCTGCTCCAGCAGCGCCGAACTATGCAGGACTGGCCGCAGCAGATACCCAATCCAATCGTGTTGACTCCTACACGCCCTATGGATCGTCTACCTGGGCCGTTGATCCGAAAAACCCCAATCACTGGACGAACAACCAAACTCTTTCTCCTGCGCAGCAAGGCTTGCTTGACCAATCCAATGCACTCAAGGGCACTTTGGGAAACACGGCCAATGCGATGGCCCAGAACCTTGGGCAGACGCTTGGATCAAGGATGCCGAGCGCATACGATCCGACACAGGCGACAAACTCAGCGACGGCAAACATCATGTCGCGCGTGAATCCCATGCTAGATCGCCAGAATGTTCAACTCCAGGCGCAACTGGCAAATCAGGGCATCACCCAAGGATCGGAAGCCTGGAAGAACGCTCAGACGGATTTCGGTAATCAGCGCAACGACGCCTACCAGCAAGCCGCATTGCAGGGCATCAACCTGGGCCAGTCGCAGCAAGCGCAGACATACAGCCAGCAGATGACGAACAGGAATCAACCCCTGAACGAGTTGAATGCGCTGCAGAACGGCTCACAGGTGACCAACCCGACATTCACCCAAGCACCGACAGCGGCAAGTCAAACGGCTGCGGGTCAGTACGGATACAACGCCGGGATGCAGGCCACGAACAGCGCAAACGCAGCAAACGCAAACACCTCCAACGGTCTGTTTGGTCTTGGATCATCCCTGCTTAATTACAAGGGCTAAGAAATGGCAACCCAAGGAATTGACTCGACTACAAGCCTGATTGCGCCGGACATCGCGGCTCAACAGGTCATGCTGGGCCGTCGCCAGCAAATGGCCGATCTTCTGCGCCAGCAGTCTTTGACGCCAGACCAGGGCCAGATGATTGGCGCGCAGTACATCGCACCGTCCTGGTCTCAAGGTCTCGCAAAGATGGCTCAGGCCCTGATGGCGTCCAAGTCGCAAGACGACATCGATGCGCAAAACCTTGACCTAGCAAAGAGCTACGGAGACCGCATCGGAGCGATGTTCGGCCAAGGCGCGCCGGATTCTTCAACTGCGGCGCCTGCTGCTTTGGCTCAAGGTGCATTGCAAGGCGATGTGGGCCCGACCAATTCGAACGCAGCACGCATGGGAACCATCCTGGCACAAGGCGGTGGAACTGCTCCGCAAGGTGGAGGCTTGACTATCAACGGCATGTCACCTAGTCAAGCAAAGATGGCATTCATGCTGGACAAAGGTGCCTACATGGGCGGGTACATGAAGCAATTCGACCCGACAGAAGCAACCAAAATGGCATTGGCTGCGGGAGCAGATCCGCGCCAGGCGAACGCGGACGCACTTTTCAAGAATAGCTATGTGGCGCCAGAGAACATTCGTCCGGGCGGATGGAGCCGTGATCCTCGCACTGGTCAGGCTACAAACTTCCCGGTTGTTCCGGAAGGCTTTCAAGGCGTTCAGATTCCAGGCGGTGGATTCAAGATTCAACCTGCAGCGGGAGCGCTGGATGCAATTTCTTTGTCTGAAGCTTCCAAGCTCAAGGGCAAGAACATGGAGACGCTGGCGCCGGTGGGTCAATCCGTCACGCTCGATGATGGAACAACGCTCCCGACTACGGTGGACGCAACCATTCATGGGAATCCCTCTGTTGGCAATGGGTTGGATATAAGCAAACTGTCTCCGCAAGAGCAGCAACTCCTTCGCCAGACCGATCCTTCCGCCTACGATGCTGGCGTTGCCCGATTCAAGGCAAAAGGCGTCGGCGCGCCATTTGGTATGGAGCAGGGCGCAAAGAACTCGCAGGATGAATTCTCCAAGCGGTGGTCGCAGCTCCAGACTGACAATTCCACAGCGCAAACTACCACTTCCTATCTGCAAAGCATCAAGGAGCTGGCGAAGAAGGCCAACGCAGGCGCCGGATCTGACAAGTGGGCATTCGTCAACGGACTTCTTGCACCATTCGGAAATGAGCGCGCCAATGATGAATTGACAGCAAAGAACTTGCTGGAGAAGTACAGCAACCAGATCACCGCGCGCCTGGGCGCCGGAGGAATGGGAACAGACGCGGCCCGATCTATTCTGCAATCTGCATATCCCAATTCGCACATGCAGCCTGACGCCATCAATGAAGCTGTCGACAACCTGGTAGGTGCAAATGAGATGGTGAAGGCCAAAACCAAGTTCCTGCAAGCACCGGCACTCAAGCGCGATCCAAAAGCCTACTCAGAAAATGAGATCCAGTTCGACCAAAACGCAGACCCCCGCGTGTGGCAGTTGAAGAACATGCATCCTGAAAATCAAGGTGCTTTTGTCAAGAAGATGGACCCGGCCACGGCAGCTGACCTTCTCAAGCGCATTCAAACCCTCAAGAAGATGGGGGCCTACTGATGTCCGATCTGGAATCACTGTTGGCGCAGCAAGCATCAACAGCCCCGGCTGCCGATCCGCTGGAGGCATTGCTTACTGCGCAATCTAATCCTGCGCCGGTTGCGAATATCGGTAATGAGGGTAGGCACGGTCCAATGGCTGAAATGCCGGAGCCCTTGCTTGACCAACTGAAGCACCAGATCAGCCTCACAGGGCGCGCGGGAGTTACTGCGCTCACAGCACTGCCGAATATGGCTGGAGACGCTGCAAACGGTTTACTGAACCTTGGGATTGGAGGATTCAATTCACTGACAGGATCGAACGTCGGCAGATTGCAGTATCCGTCCCAAATTACGCAGCAAGCCCTGACCAATGCGGGTGTTGACGAGCCAAGGAACGGAACTGAAAGAGTCGTGCAGGCCGCAACATCAGCCATGGGCTCAACTGCGCCCAGTGTTGCGATGGGGAAATACCTTTCCACTTTTGGCGGACCCACGGCGAAGGTCGTCGGGAACTCACTCCAAACAGCACCTGGAATTCAGACTCTCAGTGCCGGTGCTTCTGGAGCTTCAGGGCAGGGCGCAGCAGAGGCCGGATTTGGCCCGGTCGGTCAAATACTGGCGTCAATTGCTGGCGGTGGCACAACTGCACTGGCTGCGGCCGGCGGTCGCGGGTATATCAATCCTGCCCCATCAAAGGAGCAATTGCTTGCTGCTGCTTTGCGCGACCAAGCAGAGAACCAAAAGCCAATGCCCAGATACTCCACCGATGCACTGGGCAATGTGCAAACTACCCTCGATAAGCCGCGCTATCGCTTGACACCTGAAGGCCCGGTTCTTGTTGATGCACCTGGTGCACCTCAGATGCCGACAAATTCAATTCCAGTTGACCGTCCGCTTCCTCCTGTCGCGCCAGCTCCTGAAGGAACGGTAAAACCCGTTCAGGACCAACTGGGAAATATTGCGCTGTTGAAGAAGATCGGCCTGAATGAACAGCGGCCGTCCACGATTTCCGGCGACCGGTTTACATCTGGGCAGGATTATGAAAATGCCCAACTGAACAACCCGCTTGGCGAGGCCATGCGAACGCAGCTCACAAAAGAACAAACTGCGCTACGTGATTTCGGGGCGAAGATCCAAAGCGAAACAGGCGCCAAGGCCATGACTCCAGAGCAGTCTGGGCAGACTGTCAAAGCACCTCTGCGCGGTCTGTCGGACTGGTTTGATGGGAAGATAACAGCCGTCTACAACGCAGCCAGAGAGAAAGCAGGCGGCATGGGCGCAGTAAGTCCGGACGATCTGAATAACCTGCTCAAAGACAATAATTTCAGGGAGACGCTGCTTTCATCGAAAGACGGTTCTGCGCTGCTCGGATCAATTGAGCGCCAGGTTAAGCGGTTCCAGGGAATACCGATCGAGGGCGAAGAACTCGCTCCCGCACCCAACACGGTGAACAGCGCGGAGAATCTACGCAAGTGGCTCAATTCCTCCTGGTCGCCGACAAACTCGAAGCAGATCGGCATGGTGAAGCAGGCGCTTGACTCTGATGTTGCAAGGGCAGGCGGCGCCGGTGTGTTTGACCAGGCGCGAAAACTCCACCAGCTGCGCATGAACACTCTGGACAACCCAGACGGAATTGCAAAGCTGCTGAACGACCAGGGCCCCAACGGAGTGAATCAGGCAATTCCCGATGCGCTGGTCACGCAAAAGCTTCTGGCCATGCCTACAAGTCAGTTCGAACATATCGTCAAGACCCTAACGAATCTTCCACCTGAACTGAAGGACATGGGAAATCAGGCAATTGCTGAAATCAAAGGCGCACTTGCCAAGCGGATCAACGATGCGGGATATAGGCCTGGAGGCAATCAGAATGAAAGCCTGTGGAATGCGGGAAATGTAAACCGTGAGATCAACGCCAACAAATCAAAGATGGCGCTGGTTCTGACGCCTTCGGAGTTAGAGAACTTCCGGACCCTTCACGACGCCGGATACGTTCTCCAGACTCCCACCAAGTACAAGGGTGCGGTCGCCCAGGGTTACAACTACCTGCAAAGTGGGAGTCTCGTAGGCATCCCAGCAGGTGCTAGCGCGCTTGGTGGGTGGCTCGGGGCGTCCTTCGGCGGTCCATCCGGTGCGGCCATGGGGGCTACTGCAGGCGGTGCTCTCGGTGGTAGTGCGTCTGTCGTCCTGAAGAAAGGGATTGATAACAGCATGGCTGCCCGGCTTGCTGCGCAGCTTAGAAACCCGCTCCCACAGTTTCCAAAACAGTGATTCTGCCTTTGCGATGAGGTAGATAAAGCACACAGCAAATATCGGAGCGGTGGCAGTGATGCTATTGCTGACGACCGTCATTAGTCACCCCTAAAGCGCTAACTCTAGCGCTTTTTTCATTTAAAGGATAGTCATGCCCCCATTCAATGGCAACGGAACTTTCTCCGCGTACACCCCTGGAAACCCCGCTGTAACAGGCTCGGTCGTCAGCAGCACGGCATTCAATAACACGGTGAATGACATTGCTACAGGCCTGTCAAACACTCTGACCAGAGACGGCCAGAGCCCCGCTACGGCAAACATTCCCATGGGTGGCAACAAGCTCACCAACCTGGCGAATGGAACGGCAGCCACGGACGCAGCAGCGTTTGGACAGTTCAATGCTTCATCTGGCGCAACAAATGTCGGCTTCATCCAGTCCGGCACGGGCTCTGTAGCCATGACCGTTCAGGACAAGCTGCAGCAGTACCAAAGCGTTGTTGACAACATGACGGCCTCCCAACTCGCTGACGTAGTGGCTGGTACTGCTTCGATTGATGTGACTGCTGCTATTCAGGCTGCACATGACAAGCTGCCAGCCAATGGTGGCGTGATCGATTTTCCGGTTGCTGGCTTGTACTTGCTCTCAACGGATGGCGTCTACGTCAACATCACAAAACCTAATGTCACCATTCGCGGCTCGTCTGGAGCATGGGTAGTTAATCCAGCAAGCTCAAACGCTGAAATTACCGCTGGCAGTCGATACCTTAATGGGTTCACTGTTTCGGGAAATAACTGTGTGATCAGCGTAAACATGCGAGGGTGTGCCAATGTTTGGACGCCATCTGCGTCTACTGATCGGCTGACTCTTCGTGACATGAAGATGCTGAATCTTTACAACTCAGGCATCTCTATTGGAAGCACGCCATTCGACACCCTTGATGTTCTGAACGTGGAATTCAATACATCGCGGGATCTGGCAGCAGACCCAGGAAACTACGAGATGATTTCTCGGGGGTGCAATGGAAACACCGCTAATTACGGCAAATTGGTTCGGGTTATGGGTTGCCTGTTCAAGAGTGTTTCAGGTGGCATTGATGTGCACAACGTTAAGGATGTAGTTGTCGGGGGTGGTACACGCTTTGAGGGCGTGGACATTACCTGCATCAAACTGGCAACTCTGGATAACGCAGTCGTTAAACAGAATCTGACCGTCGATAAGACAGTCACATTTGACGGTGCTGCGATTAACTCGGCAAGCGCTAACCGACATATCTCCTGCACTGGTGGGGGGCGTCCTGCTGCAAATTATTCGAACTACCTCGCGTTCATCCAGGTGTTTGACAAGGTTGACTTCTCTGGCAAGGCCTACAACTTCTCCACTAACTATGGTGTCACGTTCTTGGATGGTTCGTATGTTGATGCAGTTCTGAACTTTGATGGCGCTGAGTTTGAGTCCTGCACCAATGCCATCAAGGATTACCAAGGTTCGTTCAATGTCACGAACTGTCGGTTCAAGAACTCGAACATTGTTGGGTCTTCCATCACCCAGTTGAAGTCCCTGAATTTCCGCAACAACAAGATGATCGACAGTGTGTTGAACGTCACCAAGAAATGCGCTGAAATCTACGATCAAGGGTTCATTGTCGAAAACACGATTAGTTATTCGCTGGATAACCTTGCGCCGATCCGCTTTGTGAACTATGCGACTGATTCAGGATTTATGTGTCTGGTCGATAAGAATTTGATCATCATTGGCGGTGGTAATACCTTGGCAATTGATGGATCAACTTCTGGCACACAGATGTTCATTGGTGGTAACAATTACGCCACCCCTGTCGGCACTTGGACATTTAATGGTGTGATGCTTAATAATTACCAGCCGACCACTGGTGCTTCGTACGTTGGTAGTTTGCGTGTCCCATTCCGCAATGGCGAACTAACGATGGGAAATGACAACGCAACAACTGCGGTCACTTATGCGATGGCCGATGCCACATCTGTCTATCTGCCAATCGGAACTACTTTCAATGTGTGCAAAACAAATGCGGCTGCAACTTTTGCTTTATCTGGTGCAGCCAGTTCATTCAATGGTGCGTTTTCTTCTGTGACATTGGCATCTACCTATGCGGCATGCACCCTAAAGAAGATTGGTGCGAATCGTTGGTCTGTCACCAATATGTCTGGAACAGTAACACTCGCATAAGGAACCACCATGCCAACACTAATTCAACTCGCCAAATCCAAAACCGTCCTGTTCAGCACGGCCCTGTCCCTGCTGGGCATCGCCAACAGCTATATCGGACTGTTCAACCTGGACGCCACCCAGCAGTCCTATGCGCTGCTGGCAATCGGCGTAGCCACCGCTGGCCTGCGCTTCCTGACCACCGTACCACTGGCGGACAAGTAAATGGACATTCAAATTGCTTTCAACATCGCGGTGGCCCTGGTCGCATTCCTTGGCGGGTGGGTTTTGAATTCACTCAAGGACTCGATCAACCAGCTCAAGAAAACGGATGGTGAACTGGCCGACAAGGTGCAGCACATCGAGGTTCTGGTGGCCGGTTCATACGTCAAGCGCGATGACCTGGACAAGCTGGCCAACGCACTATTCACCAAGCTGGACCGTATCGAGTTGAAGGTGGACGGGAAGGCCGACAAGTCATGACACCGGCGGAACTTTCCCGCGCAGCAGGCGCCAGAATTGACCGGGCCATCGAGTTCCTGCCCATCATCGAGCAGGCTGCGCCCGACTTCGACATCACCACACCTGAGCGCATGGCTGCATTCCTTGCGCAGGTGGGTCACGAGTCGGGTGGTTTCCACTGGCTCACTGAGCTGTGGGGCCCGACCACTGCGCAAAGTCGCTACGAAGGCCGCGCTGACCTTGGAAACACTGAGGAAGGGGATGGATTCAAATATCGCGGCAGGGGGCTGATCCAGATCACCGGGCGGGACAACTACGCTAGGGCATCGATTGCCTTAGCCACCGACTTCATTGAAAACCCCGAGTGGCTGGCCGAGCCGGACTATGCGGTGCGCAGCGCCATGTGGTTCTGGCAATCGCATGGGCTCAATGAGCTGGCTGACGTGGGCCAGTTCGAGCACATCACCAGGATCATCAACGGTGGACTCAATGGCGAGGACGAACGGCTGGCCTTGTACGAGGCAGCAAAGGTGGCGCTTGCATGATCAGCATCGATCCGTTTGATACCGAGTTCCTACCAGCGGAGCAACAGATATTGATTCGCTTGATTGCCAAGGTGGAGCAATACCGTGGGCAGAATCGGTTCTGGGAAGCGCAGGGCATGGAACGGGCTGTGGGTATCGCATACGCCTGCTTGAAAGCGGACTACCAGGACACAACCCCAACCAGTTGGAGTGGACTATGAGCGAGTGGCACTTCCGTGATCTGGTGACTGATCATAAGACCGGCAAGCTGCGCGAGACAGCGGTGTGGTCGAACATTGGAAAAGCCTCAATGACCTGGGCCTTCATCTACACAGTGTTCTATGCCAAAGGCTCATTCAGTGAGCTTCTGTGGGTTGCGTATGGCTCGATTGTCGTAGCCCATGAACTGACAAGCCGGTACTTCAATCAGAAGCAACAAACCCTGGACAAACAAAATGGCACTTCTTCTTAACTGGCGCGTCTGGGCTGCGATCCTCCTGTGCGTGGCCCAGGCTGCATTCGGCTGGAAGATGTACAAAGCTGGGGGTAATTCTGTGCAGGTCGAGTTCGACATGTACAAAAACCAGCAAGTTTTAGACACGTTGGCCGCTCAAAAGGCAAACCAACTTAAAGAGCAGGGAATGCAACTATCACTGGAGAACCTGACAAATGCGTACATCAAAAATCAGAAAGCTAATTCTGCTTCTGCCGTTGCTGCTGGTAACAGCCTGCGCGACCTCCAAGCCACCCTTGATAGTCCAGCCGCCCAAGATTCCCCCGCCTCTAGAAGCGTTGATGCAGGAGCCGGACCAGTCCAAGAGCTACTCGGAAATTGTGCAGCAACTCTTGTCAGAATGGCGCAAGAAGCTGACGGACTGGAAAACCAAGTTGTAGGGCTGCAGTCCTATGTAAAGCAGGTTGTAAACCCTGCGAAGTAGCCAAATGCAGACACGGTGCAGACGTGGATGCAGACGTTCAATCAAAAATCATAGCACTGTAGCCATGGTGCCCGAGGCCGGAATCGAACCGGCACGGATTTCTCCGGGGGATTTTGAGTCCC